TGGGTATTTAATAAGTTTATACAGGCTATAAGGTAGTAAACAGGCAAGCATGTTCCCATTGCGTTTTTCTAATGACCCATTTTTGGGTATTTAATAAGTTTATACAAACTATACAGCGTGCCCGCGTACCGTCCTGCGCTTTGTAGGCCTGGTATGCTTTGAGAAAGAGTCGACTTCATAAGAGTTGACCGCTTGCTGTCGCAGTATATCCGCACCGTGAGAGAATTCGTTGTGCAACGGAGTCTTCTTCCACACTTGTAGTTTGTCGTCCCACTCTTTAGAGTAATTGTTCAGACAGTCAATAATGTATTCGCACTTAGGGTCTATACGCATGTTCGGTATCATACGCCTTGTAGCCTCGATCCCAGCCTCTATACTAGTCTTAGCTAGTACTGTGACCCTAGCTCTTGACCCTATGGCCTTGAGGTAGTCTCGAAGTATATCCTCACGTGACTTAGCTAATCCACCAGAACTTTTAGACCCTAGTTCACGCACAGCCATATCGTGCGGACAGTTATAGTTGACTATATTGTAACCGCGCCCTTCGACAACGTCAACGTAGTGCTCCAGCCCGTAGCCATTATTCCAGTACTCGTCAATTATACGGTGTTCACCACGCCAGTATTGAGTAAACGACACCACAAAGTAATCATCTACACCCAGGTCAAGATACACTTCAACGTCTAAATTGCTGTCATATATGCCCGCTTCGACCTTACCCTTACGGACACATGTCTCGTTAAAGATACGTGAGTAGAACGACCCGTCACGTGCTGCAGTAAATGCCTCTTCAGGAGTAGCAGGGTACTCTTGGAAGATGTCACCACCTAGCTCACGACGCTGCGCTATCCAGAAGTTACGCTGGTCTTGACGCACCACGATACCTAGCTTAGCTTCCAGGGTGGCAAAGTAATCACTAGCTTCGGAGTCTTCAGCCTGCAAAACATTGAGCGTACAGTCCGGGTCATCTAGCCAGGATAAGAACACAGGGTAGAAATCTTTGGGTGAGAGCTGCCCGCTGTGTACCACAAGCATAGCTGCATCCCACATGAACTTGAATTCGTTGCGGCCTTCAGCTGTAGACTCAATGATACCTGTGTTACCCTTACCTAGAGCTTGCAGTGTACCGGTCTTGGTTTCTTTAGCTCGCTTTGGGTTAGCATTAGCTATCTTACCGAACTCAGATATGTGTAAGCGCTGTAAAGTAGTTGAGCGGAACGACGTCCGGATAAATATAGTACAGTTGTTAGAGAAAGCGAACTCTTTAGTATTATCTTTAGTTAAGCGGACATCGATGAAGCCCTTAATCTCTGGGTTTAGTTCATCCCATAAAAATTTAGCACGTTCGAGGAGAGTTATAGCCTCATCAGCACCCTGAGCCATCAGACCCAGGTTTAGGTGCTGTCCGAAGACTGCGTCGTCAAAGTAACTAACAAGCCACAACGTAGATATACCCTGCTGTCTAGACTTCAGAATTATGACACGTGGATGCTGTCTTGTCTTAGCATACACTTTGTGTTGGGCATAATTCATACGGAACACAACAGGTTTACCATCCTTGTCGATAACTTTGTAGCAGTTATTAAGCCTCCACAGCTTTGAGTGTAGATAAACGCGTTCAAAATCTTCTTTGCTTATGCCTGCAGGCGGTGGAGTATTAAAGAACACATAGTAACCCTTAAGATCAGGGTACAAGTCATTAAACTGCTCTTCATTAATACGAAGCACTAGACACCTCCAGGCTTATCAGACAAAAACTCTGTGTACGTCGAGCCGCCAGGACTATTGTTTTGTATGTTAACATTAACGCCTTGCTTGTTAAAGAACGCGTTTTGCAACTCACACAATGACTTAGTTAGTTCTGTTAGCTCTGATACATGCTCAATGCTCATAGACAATGTACGTATGCGCGAGTTAAGATGCGTAGCAGTAAGCTGTAACTCACCAGACAAACGGTCCAGGCCTTTAATACCAGAACCTATTGCGGCCATGTTTTCTTCTGCTTGCGGTTGTAACTCTATAGGTAATGAGCGCACAAGTTCATCAGACATTAGCGCCACAGCAGCTTCGTCCATGTGTAACAGCTTGTTTAGGTTACCATCAGCGATAGCAGTATTTAGCTCACCACGGTATTTTAATACGCGCGAGTAAGGTATACTTAGCTCTGAAGCAATTACTTTAGGTTCATCGCCTTCATGCAGTCGTACTATACACTTAGCCTTGGTTGCTTCTTCGCTCATTAGTTTCTTCCCATTGTTTTAACAAGTTTAGTACTAAACCACTAAAGTTCATGTTTTTGCTATCGCATTTTTGTTTTATGCGCTCGACAGCTTCGGTGTCTTGAGGGCGACTACCCTTAGTTGAGAAAGTAAAAATGGCCATGTTAGCTCCTTAAATTTTCTCTATTATATGCAGAAAGCTATGTACAAGTACACGTTTTTATGTTAAATTTATATAAGAAATGAGGAACAGAATTCCCTGGTCCTCCCTAAAGTGAAAAAAGGTAACTACCAATGAGTACTCCTACCGTAGAAGAACAAGTAAATGCGGCCATTGCAGGGCGCACTGAAGTTGAAGGCAAAATGGTGTGGCAAGAAGACCTCGACCCACTAGTAAAATACGCAGCAAATGCTGAGGTACGTAGACGTGACACACAGTCTTCATACACTAAAACTCAAGAGCGCAACATTGCTCTAGAGTCTGAAAATGAGCAATTAGCTAGCACCTGGGAAGCTGAAGTGTCTAAAAACTTGACTACTGAACAGCAAAGTGAGTTAGAAGAACTAAAACACACAGATCAGGAAGCTTGGCGTGAAAAAATTAATTCGTACGAAGCGGGCAATGCAACGCGCGTTAAAGAGAAGCGTACAGAGATTAAAGCAAAGGCGACTAAAGAAACAGAGCTCCAAAAACGAACTCGAGTTTTAGAAGAGCATAACGTAGCTAATCCTGATTTTGCTTTAACTGACGATGTTATAGATAATGATATACCACCTCGCATTACTCGTAAACTTGAACAAGGCAAAATAACGTTTGACGAGTTTATCCAGGCTTCACACGAGTACCTAAGTAAAGGCAAAGTAATACATGCAGGTGATCCTGCACCTAACGAGCCTGACTTAAGTGCGCAAAGTGGTAGTAATGTACCAGACTCAAGTGCTGTTAGCACTCAAATTAAAGAGTCTTATACTAAAGAGATTTTTTAATGTCGAGACATGCACCTATAGAAACGACAGGTACGGGCAAAGGTTCAAAGAAACGCAAGTCAGCAGATGACAAAGCGTATCGTGAAAACTACGAGCGTATCTTTCGTAAGGACAAGAATAAAGATTAATAAATTTATTAAGTGTACTTTATCATGCATTTGTATTAATATTAACGTTGCGGTCGGAAGCTTTTACCTCTGTATACAGAATAAAGTAAGTCTTCACGATAATATCCTGACGGACTCGTTATCAAATGGTACTGCATTAACCGAGGCACTTGCCTCATAACTAGAAGAAATAATTCTTCAACCAACTAAGGAGCTAATCATGGCAACTGGTGTAGTCCGTCTGGACTCTGACCTGAAGCGCAAAAAGTGGATGCGTGAAGGCTTGGTACAAAAAGCTAGTACTTCGTTTTGGACCCCATTAACGGGTAATTCGAAAGACTCTATTGTTTACCAAGAAAATAATGAAAATTCTGGCTCAGGCCATACTGTAGTATTTGACTTTGACGGCAACCTTTCAGGTAAAGCGCGTAAAGGTAAAGAAACTGCTTTTGGTACTGGCGAACAAAAGAAAAAGTTCTCTGACAAAATCACTGTTGAGCGTTACCGCTTAGTAGCTGATAACGGCGATACTTTTGATGGTGTTGACATTGGTGATTTAACTATCAACCAACACAGCGACTCTCGTTCAAAGTTAGGCGATTTATTCGTACGCTTTAAAGATCAAGCAATATTTGATACTGCCCAGGGTAATATTATTACTCAAAACAGCGGTGTTCAACCAGCGTCTCACGTTATTGATGGCGGCACTACTTTCAACTTCAACACTCTTGTTGATATTGAAAAAACGCTTAAAACATCAAACGGCTACACTACTGGTGCTATCCGTCGTCCATTAGCTCCTTATTCTACAATGAAAGGTGACAATGGTAAGTACGGTACTGAACCTGTATGGATGTTCGTGATTGATTCAGCTATGGCTAACATGCTACGTAAAGATGTTGCAGGCTATCAAACTATCATGAAAGATTCAGACATTCGCGGCCAAAACAACCGTAACATTGCTGGTGTGTTTGGACGCATCGGACGCTTACTAATTGTTGAAGCTGATCACTTCTTTGGTGAAACTGGTGGAACACAAAGCGGTTGGGGTTTCAACGACTCTGAAATTGAAATGTGTGGTCTACGTCAGTATGATGGTGCTACTGCAACATCTGCAGTTTGGACTGGTCAAGAAGGTTTTGACTACGCTTCAACTAGCTTACACTCACGTGGTCTTATCATGGGTCAAGGCGCAATTCAACTTGCATTCGGTAAGCAACCTGATTACAAATATCAAGCGTCTGAAGACTTTGGTATTAAATCTGAGTCTGCTGTTGAGTTCTGGATGGAAGCTCGCAAGACTAACCTATTAGCCGAAAACGACAAGTACAAACAAGCCAAAATCTCTGGATTAGATTACGGTGTGGTTGCATTTGACGTCCAAGTTCAATCTTAAGGAGTAGAACATGGCTCATAAAAATATTACACGTACTGGCAAAGCTCACTTAAAGAAAACAGTAAGCTTAATGGCAGTTAAAATTGGCGCAAACGACGCGGACACTTTTAACGATATTAATAACAACTACTTAGTTGGTTATTTACCGCCTAACGCTATCGTAACAAGCGCAACTGTTTTAACTAAAGTTGTATCAGATGCAGCAACAGTTATTGTTGGTACTACTGAAGCTGGTACTGAAATCTTGTCTGCTGGTGATACTAGCTCAACAGGTTTTAGTGGCACATTCACTGGTCCATTAGATACTGATACTGGTGTTGCGGTCTACGTTAAGTTAGGCTTTGCAGTAGTAACTGGTGACGTTCGCGTACTTATTTCATACGATGAGTATGATTTAAATAACGGCGCAATGACTTTGGTAGACAATGTCTAACTAAGTCGTACTGTAACAAACACTGGGCTCTAGGGTCCAGTGTTTTACTAATAGGTGCATCATGGCAACACGTATAGAAAACATCTTACTTCGTGCCCGCGATACGCTAGCGGACCCTCAAGGCGAAAGATGGTCTGATGCCCGTCTAATACGTCTACTTGATGAAGGTCAGCAAGACGTAGCAAAGCACACAAAAATTCTTAAAGGTGAAGTAGATTTATTAGTTAACATAGACCAGGCAATATATGACTTACCGTCAGATGTTTGGCTTTTAACTAGAGCGGCTTACAACAACTGTAAGATAGACTTTTACTCTCACTCTCAGCTTGATCATTTAGTTAAAACTCAAGCCTTAGCTCAAGACTACTCTAACGACCATACATATTACTCAAATGACACCTCTGTCTCCAGTTGCTGGGAAACTGACACAGGTTCAAAAGTTGAAGCTTTAGTGTACGACCGACGTAATATGGAACAAATTCGCATTTATCCTATTGTAAACAAAAATGACGAAGTAACTTTTACTTCAGATAACAATGACTTTATTGGCTCTGAACTGCTTGGCGTTACCACTGGTATAGATAACTATACTTTTAATTCTGTTTATGGTGTTGTTACTGAAGTATACGACCCTAACGTAGAGAGTACGTTCAACTCAGTGTTTGGAGTGCTTACAGGTATTGCAGCAGGTCGTCTACATCTTTGGTACATTAGAATGCCTAACACAGTAGTCGATGCTAGTAGCGAACTTGAAATACCTAAAATGTTTGACACTGCTTTAAAGCACTATGTAGTATCAAATGCTTTTGACGACGACTACGATACTAGATTTGCTGAAAAAGCACAAAAAGCAGCAGCTTTATACGAGCGTGAACTTGGTATAGCTCAAGACACGCAAGCTAAAGATGGTATAAGAGACGGACAAGCCCGTAACACAACATACAGAGGAGCCTTTAACTAATGGCTAACCAACGCAAAATACACAAGTCTCTTGCTGGTCAAGAAGATATACTTTACGGTGAAGGCGAGGTATCTCAAGAGCGCTCTGGCGGTACGTACCCCATTAGTAAAGTCCGCTCTATTTACCCGGTAAACTCTTTAGCAGAGCTTGCAGCTTTAGATAGTGATAAGTTCCCTAAAGCAGCGCTGTACGAAGATGATGGCATAACCTACTATGTGTACAACACTACAACAAGTCAATATGAAGTAACCGCCTCATCTTCTGGTAGTTACGTAGGCGAACTACCACCTACCATTATACCTAGACAAGGCGACCGCTGGACACGTTGCACAGACATGAAAGCGTTTATCTGGTATGTCGACGTTGATGGTGGCCAATGGGTAGAAGATAGACCAAGTTATGGTGATGATACTATCGGTGATGTTTCCATACCTTATATCTTTGATACAGTAGCGGATATGCAAGCTAGTACAATAGTGTTTCCAATAGGTAAGAGCTTACGCACCGTAGTAAATAACACTATTTCAAACGCTGGCGG